GAAGAATCGATTCTGTCTAATCCCCAGACTTTGCCGCCAACGGGATATCTCCCGCAGTACGCACAAGGTCGAGGACGACCATCCTTCAAATAGTAATGGATTACCTGGGTGGGACTAGAAAACCCAAACTGGCGTCCGTTCAACTTGTCCGTCCAACGCATCCCATTGTATCGTTTCCGAATACATTTATAAAATCCGTTAGACATGCTTTGTGCCCGAGCAACATACGCCGAGCCCGCTTGCGAATATTCTGCGAGCGTTCCTTCTTTTCGCCATCCAGCAGCCCAATCCTGTATCGTACCAATACAAACTCCTGTTCGATCCGATATTTCCTGTTGACTACGCTGTAGGCGAAGTAACTCCAAAACTTTGTTTTTTGCTTCCTCTGGAAGTGCTTTCATCATCCCTCCTTACAGGGACCGAATCGGGGCAGGTGGTAAGGCACCCGCCCCTATCGGATTTACGCTGCGAGGATTTCACTCGCAATCTTTTACTTCTACCATCGATTAGCTGATGGCGCTGGCTGCGTCAATCTGGCGCATCCTGATAGTGGTATCCATTTTGTTACTCACCTTTCGGCGGGATAGGACATTTCTGCCTACCTCTGCACATTGTATTCTGTGCAGTTCGGACTATCGCATCACCTATAACTAGGTGTCTTCTCACTTAGTCTCTCACGCTGCCTTGCGGCTTGCGCCCTGTTAGCCATTTCAGCTTCCAAGTCAATCAGAGAAGATTTATTACTCGCCCCAATACTTATCATTTAGGGCCGAGCGACGTAGTGAAGTGAACCCTGTAAGAAGTCCCAAGAAATCTTACATATCCTACGTCTACCTAGTAATTAACGGCCCGCAACAGCGGCCATCGATTTACTAGATATAGCCTGGACAGACTTTGTATATCCAGGGATCAAGCCTTCAGGATCAGCAACGGTCGGCTCAGCGTTTTGAATGATGTTACATTCAATGTTACGCCATTCGCCGTCACCGAAGCCCACATCACCCTTCGCTCCGAGATTGATGGAGAAGATACCATCACGCCCGAAGATGTAGGTGCGGAGTGCGGTCAATCCCGTGATCCCGCCGTAATTAGCGGTCTGGGTCACGAGGTTCGTCTGGAAGAACTGAACACCAGTCGAAGGAAGCTCGACAGTCTCGGTCAGATCGACCGAAACCAGACTATCCATCTTCATGAGGCCCACCGGAGTGTGCTTCAGGATGTCGATAGGAGAATCATTGCTGTTGTCAGCGATGACATCACCTAGAGCGAACGGATGGATAATTCCGGCGAACATCTTGGAACCTTCGTCGAACGGACGCACGCTGCGACCCGCCAGCGACTGAACGCTGTTACGAATCTGAGAGAGCGACAGAGCGGTGAAGCTCGAAGTGCTCGTTGCGGCCAGTTCGGTAAGAACACTGGCGTCGATGCTGGACGCACCGTCAGCGGTTGCACGCACAAGTGCGGACAACGATTCGCCAAGGCGATACGACATTTCACGGGCGACGTTCTCGACCGTGTTGTCAATGGCAGTCGCCAAACTGAGCGAACTGAAATTGGCATAATCAGCGTACTCGCCGATAGTCGCCGTGGTCGTAAGAACACTGACGCTCAACGAGGAGCCGACAGTACCTTCCGTAGTCTGGGCAACATTAGCCGCCAGCGGAACGTACATGAACCAAATTTGTTACTCCGTTAAAAAACGGGGAGCAATCATTTCTGTTACTCTCTGCATGTCACCATGCAGTTCGGACTATATCATCACTCAAGCATGAGTGCTTCACGTGTAGTCTCTACGGACTCTCTGATTTCTCAGGTTGCCTCGGTATTGTCTCTAAAAGAGGTGTTCACCGAAATAGTGAAGTTTCGAGACCATCATGTAATCTCGTATTGGTTGCCCGAATTTACTGGCAAGTCGAGACGTTCCGAACATGCCACAAACGGAGTTTGCTTTTCAACCAATATACAAGGCCCAAACTAAATAGCCTTGAGGTTTTCCCGAAACTTTTTGTCATAAAACTTGACAGTCGATTGCGGGAGGTTAGCTTGCTGGTTGCCAGCAGGCGAGAAAGACATGGTAATTTACCTGTTTATCGTTGGGGATGCGGACGGGCTGGTCGCTTAGCTTCCAACTCGTTTACATGCTTGGCGAACGCTGGGTTCATCAAGTTCTTCTTGTATACATCAGAAGGCATCCTTTCGATATCTGCATAAGTCAATTTCTCAATCACGCTCGGAGTCGCATCGTTGCCCATACTGGACGAGATGCGATTATTCAAGCCTGACGGAATTTGACTCTGACGCTTTTCCACCGTCGGAATGACGGTTGCGGACGGTTCCGCTTGCGATACAGGAGGCTCACTAATCCGAATGGGTTCCTGTACGGGCTCCTGCAATTTCGGAGCCTCAACCACTAATGCCACAGGAGTCGGAGTGACCGGCTCTGGCACGGGTGCCTCACGCACGATAGGTGACGAAAGAAGCAATCCAGCTTCTTGCATCTGTAATTGGGCGAATTCAAAATTCTTGACTGTAGGTTTTAGCCCGTTTTTAACCATATAGTCTACGACTGTGTTAACGTTCTCTTGGCACTGATAGACTTCAGGGTGCTCATACATCCACTCCTGGCAATTCTGTCGTGCGACTAGTTGCTCTGTCTGCAACTGGGTTCTATTCAGCGTGTCCCGAAGGTCTGCTGGTTTGACGCCAATTGCGGATTCGAATAGTTTGTCTCTGGCGGACTCGAACTGCTCCGGGTCGGCCAACTGCTGAGAGATTGTGAATCGATCTTCCGGGGATAGCGGCTTCTCAACGAAATTGACAAGCGGCTGAATCCGCTCAATCTCAGGTGCGATCTCGTCCTTCTGAGTGCGGCCTAGACGATTATCACGGGAGACGCTCCGCAGCTTGCGGATCAACTCCACATTTTGTGCCTGTAACTTTTCGACTAGTTCGTCCTGCGTATTATACAGGATTACCTGTTCCCCTCCTAGGGGCCGCTGGTGTTCATCGACCGGCTGATAACGGTACCGCTTCTGTACGGGTACAGGCGGAATTACCTGCTCGACCACGGGCTCGACCACGGGCTCGACAACCAGCTCAACGGTTTCCACAACTTCGGCAACCGGAATTTCAGGAACCAATGCTTCTGTACTCATATACTCCTCCTTGTATTAAAAACATTACCGTACGGTAACATTACCTTTATTCCTAGGGAAAATCAAATGAATGTTACCGTACGGGAATAATATCTGCCGGATTCCTACCGGGTTCCTCAACACTTGCGAGGGGCCGCTACTGACCAGCTAAAGAGCATATGCCGTTTGCCGGGATTTCTGGCACAGATACTATTTGAACTCTTCGACTACCGTCGTAATCGCATCTTCTACGACATTTCGATCACGGTTGTTGTAGGCGTTAATAGCACACTCTTGATTGATGCGTGCCATAAGGCCGACGTAAAACTGGGCTACAGCTTTCGCCAGATAGTGATTGGCGCAAACTTCAGCGGAATTGGCAGGGTCAGTGTTAATCAGTTTGAAGTTAAATTTTCTGACCTGATCTTCCATAATTTTCTGGACGATATCGAAACCGTGCTGTTTGACAAAGGAAGCCAGAACGGATTTCTCAGTGTTATCGAGTTCTAACTCGACTTCCAGACCCTTCAGTAAATCATTTTTTACTTCGAGCATGTCTCCTCCGAAAATGCTTACTTGATAAAACAAAGAATCAAATTATACAACACGACCCCGGTTATCAATCCTAACGTAAATGGGAATTCTCTCAACAGGTAGTTCATATCTCCTCCGAAAATGCTTACTGTTCGTACTCGTACAATTTCTTGATAACCGCATATCCCCAAACGAAAGGCGTAAAGCCCATCAGCCACTCGCCTAGATACAGTGTGAAATCCCCGATACTGTAAATAGAACCGAGATCAAACACGTCTGCGAGAGCGTTGAGGTGTGTCTTGCTAGTCATGACACAATGAACATCGTCAATCATTCCGTCAGGGTCCGCCGTCTTTGCGATAGGTGCCTTAGGCTTGATTCCAAAGATCGCTTCTATATCCGCCAGAGCATCCTGATTCATGATCTTGTCCAACTTACGAGCATTGAGCATGACGGGAAACTTGTCGTGATTCGCCCATAAAACCGCTTGATTCGACAGCACTCCCAAACCGAAGATTATATACGGGAAGATTAATATGGACAAACACGACGCACGCATGAACTTCAAAAATTTTTTCATGTATCACTCCATGACTCCAAATATTCCGAGCCTGCCGCAGCAGCCCTCTGTTCTCGGCGTAATTTCTTTCTTGCCCATCGACCCGCATAACCTTTCGGTTTATAATCGGGACCATATCGTGATATGAGACGCTTTAGAGTAGCTTCAGCACTCATTTTCTTACCTTGTTGGATATGAGATAGGTTATCCCTAAACTTTTGAGATCGAACCGCACCGGCAGCACGACCATTACCAATCAAAGTCTTCCCAATATTTGCACGATGTTCAGGTGATAGCCTCTTAAACGGACGATTTTGTTGTATTACACGAAGTCTCGCTATCGTCTCTTCTGAGAGTTTATTACCTAAAGCACCCTCCCCGCCATCTGTACTGTTGTAACCAAACCGCCTATCGTTGGCTTTGCATCCAGCGATAAAAATCATTTCGACCAAGTTGCCAAACTCGGAATCAACTTCAACAAGAATTTCATGATCAAAAGATTCGATTCCGTACTTTCGTATCGCAGAATACCAAGGCGTCCTTCGACCCAACCGAGCCCGACATATATGATCATTATGTCGAACCCTAAAACTAAAATCCGTTTTTCCCACATACACTTTCCCATTCACACGGTTGGTGTACTTGTATATAATCGTCACGGTTCTCCTATAAGAACGGGAGTGGGTTGTATAGGCAACCCACTCCCTACTCTCGGATTCGATGTCCGAGGATATTATTCAACTGTTGGTAATTGACCCTGAAGACCGCCGGTACTTGGCTCGCCCAAAACAGACTCGCTTAAACCAGAAGCCTTAGCTGATGCAATAACTAAATCACGCTTAATACGGTTATTGCTCTGCTGATCTTCCATTTCCTGTTTTTGTGCGAATTTAGATTGGTTCTGTTGCTGTTGGGATTGCATTCTCATCTGGGCAACCGCAGCAGGAGAGTTTGCATCCCTCTTGGCTTTCTTGTCCGCAGGCATCGGCTTGACAATATCCTGGCCGTTCTTCCACTCCGAGGCTTCCATCCACATCTTGAAGACCACGTTGTAGTCGATGTACAAGTCCATCTCGCCCAGTGCTTGGGTCAACTGTGGGTTGTCGAGGAACTGGGTGAGCATTACCATGCTCTGCGCCATCGTCCTCTTTGCCGCCATTGAAGCGCCCGCAAGAACTTCGAAATCAATCTGGGCATCCCAATACTGTTGCATGTCAAGACTTTTTGTAAGTGATTTACCGAGCACTTCACCCAGAATATGGATGATTGCTGCGTCACTCATCTTCTTGAACACGATTTCATCTACTATGTACAGGAACGGTTTGAACACTTGCTCGATGAAGTTGTCTAGCGGACCATCCAGCCGAGTCGCTGAAGCGGACGCCTGTATTGCTGCTCCACCAGAGGTTCGACCCATACTGGATCGTGGGCCTGCTGAACTTCCTTGTACGAGCTGTTGGTCTGCGCCGGACGAAGACTCTGTCGCTTGTTCAGACTCTCGTAGCGCATTCCAAATGTCGCCCGGAACCTTGGGCGTCTCCATCAAACTGAATGCCTTACTTACGTCGTCACCATCGACCGTCATGATCTTTCCGACGTTGGTCTTAACCATCTGAGTGAGATTGTTTCCGTCTCTGCGCTTTAGATAGATCGGGTTGACACCATATGACAGGATTTTCAGGATGGCGTTAATTGTTCCCTGATCGACACGCTGGTTCTGGCCGACGATCAACCCTAGTCCCATGCCGAAGAAAGCCTTCGGTCGATTCCACCAGTTCGATGAAAGGAAATTGATTCGTTTGAACTCATTTTCTCCGGTGTATATGACTTTCTTGGCGTCTAACACGAGAATCTTTCGTTTGGAATCTACATATTCCAACACTTCCAACTTCGTGCGAAGCGGGTCTACTGAATTGGCGACGTTTACATCCTGAGCGTGATGTACCGCACCCTTCATGTAAAGAGTCTGCTCAGTCTGTAAATTGCTGGCAGGTGCCGGGGGCTGAATCCAAGCATCTTTCAACTTCTCGGGGAAAGACCATCCGTCCATGACAGACTTGTCGTCCTTAGCGGCGAGTTCCAGAGCCTCTTTGAGATCATTCATCTCATAGAAGTCCATGTAACGAACATCTACGACATGTTTCGCTTCACGGATATCGGGAACATCTAACTTCGGGTCCACGAGGACTTTGTCTAATGGACGGTGCTCGAAAAAGGGCATCGGAACGACTTTAGTAGTTGTCGTGATATCCGGTGGAAGGTCTAACGGGATGCTAATAGTCTGTTGCTGACCATCGGGGCCGACTGTCTCCTTTAGGACTGCGGCCTTACGCTTGGACGTTTCAATTTTCATCCAATCGTAGCCCCACTTCCAGATTCCCGTTCCAAGATGGGCCATCGTCTCAAGACCCCATTTCGTCTCGGTCTTGAACTTGGATTTGTCAAGAATGTACGAATACAAGGCAGTCTTAGCGTCTACTACGTCTTGATGCTCTCCTGGTCGAGGTCTCAGAATCATTGGTGGGTCATCGTAAAACAGACCCTTGTATAGTTGTGGGACGACGGAATTCACAATCTTTGCGACTGTGAATCTCTGGACGTTTGGCTCGAGTACATAGGAATTATCGTAAACTGTAAGAGGACGAGGTGCTTGAAATAGAAGGTCGGCATCCCTCCATAAAAGTGTCCACATTTTCTGAAGAAGAAAATCCCGAGCGGCTTGTGCGGTGCCGACAACCAAAGCCAAATCTGCTGACAATATCTCTGGCTTTGTACCTTTGATATCTCCCGCAGCGTTGAAATTCTCCGCAACTAATGGCTTATGTGGATTACCATCAGATTCTATCTTATTAGCAACGCCGGTTTCTGTATCTGACATAGCTTCTCTTTCCTTCTCACTCGATACGCTCTCTGGCGTAATGCCGCTTTACTCGGGTTCGCTGATCGTCTGCGGATATTTGACTCAATTACCGCAGGAGCGGATTGACCCGTTCTAGATTCGCTAAGATGTTTACGATGTTCTGTGGACTTGGGCCGTCCTACACTAGACTCTCTCATCTTACGACGGGTATCCTCAGAAAGAATTCTACCGACACAACGTGTGTTACCTTTTAATGATAGGCTCTTTTTACGACGATTCTCTTCCGTTACAATAAGCCCAGAGATACCTTCCCCGCCATCCGTCAGATTCCTCAAACACCCCGTGCCTAGATCCGCCCGAGCATAATAAGCAATCAAAAATTTCTCAGCAGCAAAAGCTTCCACGGTTTCACCCCAAGGATAATCAGGTTCTACGGTAATTGAGGGTTTATCCCCATCTCCATCAAGACCATAAAAGGCTTCATGAACGCAATAGCCAATCTCTTCACCATGTGCAACGTCTTTATATACCCGGCGTACTACTCTATGATTCCAATGTCCCATATTCCCTCCTGATTTATACTACCAGAATCTTGGAATCTTGTCAACTAGTAAATCCCAGCATCCTCGAACGGATCACAATAGGTTCCCGACGCCGACTGTTCCGCTTGTACTGCTTCCTGCACGGACATGTCAGGATGATCGAGTGAGGCGTTCAATGACCGCTGCTTAAACACTTTGGCGTATGAGCCCTTGCCGTATAGATGATCATATTGCTGCTGTGCTTGGCTCGACAGGACAAAGTCAGGTGACGCCGCTTGCTTTCTACCTTCCATGTCCGCATATCCACAGAACTGATCGACCAAAATACTCAGTGCGCTCACGATATCATCGTGCGTACCTGCGGCAGTTCCAAAGTTTGACAACTCGGTATAAAGTTCTTCTAAGCCTACGCATTGGTTGGCGAAGTAAAGCCTGTCATCCCCCAAATACCTGAGCACGGGCTTCGCTTTCATATCCTTTGCGTTCTTCTTGTTTCCTTGCCCGAGTGGGACAAATTCGACTGGTACTCGTACACGAAGTTTGTCCATCTCTCTGTAAATCTCTTTGCCCAGCCATTTGACGCCGACCGAATCTTCGATACACATTCTGGCCGGACGCCACTGGTTTGCGACAGCGGCGATCTTACATGGCAACTCATACTCGTTCCATCGACCACGTTGGCAATCGATGACGTAGAACCGCCCGCCATATATTAGAGCGGTCAGGATCACTGTATAATCAGCCCAATTCTTTGTCGAATAGGCAGTGTCCACACAGGTCACAACCAATCCCGTCTGCGGTAGCATGTTGGAATGGATCGTTTTACGATGCAACAACTCCAACGGAAATTTGACGACGTGAGCCTTCGTCGGATCGTTGAGGTACTTTATGGCAAAGCCCTCTACGTCATGACTCTCAGCCTTGAGAAATGCGTAAGTCAATTGGCCAGGAACGTTGAACCACAATTCCCAGTCAGACTCTATCATCTCAGATTCGACCTTGCCCGCTTTGACAGCGGCGAGATTCGGCCACCATGCAGGGCGAAGATACACTTTCGTTTGGACAGGATCACCATTCTTGATGCACTTGGCGATGTGCTTCATATCCTGACCGTACGTATCATCAGTGTCGTACCAGGTTCCTATTTTATCATAGAATCCCGAGGGAATCTTCATTGCCTTATGGATACTGACTTGTCGATTGACAGCTTTGATACGGTCTACTGTCCTACTGTTCTCGTTCGTGACAACGTCATCCAGTTTCATGACGCCGACGTGCCATCCTGATAAGTTCTGGTCAATAGATGCGGCAAACACCGTGCATTCTTTATCGACAAACGTAGTAGCGGGGGTTTGAAACTCCTGCTGCGGGCCGTCGTCCTTAGGGATGCAGTGTTCTGCGAATAACACCTGAAACATGAACGGAGAGCCGTCGAGTACTGTACGGGGCTTGATTGGCTTCTTTGTCGAGTAAAGATTCTGGCCTTCTTCGCCGCCATCATCGAGAGTAAAATGACTCTTGATTTCCTTGACGAAATCGACTGCGAGGTCGAGGACGCCCGTCAAAATCATAA